GGGTGGTAGCTGAGAGGGTAGAGGGATACCTCCGGGATGACGCTAGGGAGAACAGGTTATTCAGCCGTGAGTGGCTTGAGTTTGGTGTTACTAGGTCCACCTGTAAGCGCCCAGTCATGTGCTACAGCTACGGCCTGACTAGCTACAGCAACCGGGCTTATGTAGTTGAGTGGTTTGAGGAAGAGATCCATGACCGCAAAAGAACCAGCCCATTTGACCCGCGAGAAAAGGTTATGGCTACCAACTACCTTGCTGGGCTTGTTTGGCGAGGCATTGAGGAAGTCCTTGAGAAACCAAAGGAGTGCATGCAGTGGTTCCAAGCGTGCTCAAGACTGGTGAGTTCTCAGGAGCGCCCGCTTTGTTGGTTAAGTCCAAGTGGTTTCCCTGTTGTCCAGGAATATAAGCAACTCAACAGTAAACGGGTAAAGACATGGGTTAGTGGCGAAGCTACTTGGATCAGGTTTAACGAAGAGAGCGACAGGATTTGTGGGAGGAAGCAGGCAAATGGAGTGAGTCCTAACTTTGTCCACGCGCTTGATGCGGCAGCGCTGCACAAGACGGTAGTGAGGTCTAACAAGGAAGCAGGTATCTACGACTTTGCCATGGTGCATGATAGCTACGGCACCCACTCAACCAAGTGCGACGCGCTCTCCAAGATACTCAGGGATGTCTTTGTAGATATGTTTGAGGTTGACTTACTTTCTGACTGGGCTAAACAACTGTCCGATCAGCACCCTGATATTACCTTCCCCTCTCCTCCTCAATTTGGTGGGGCCGAAATAACAAAGATCCATGATTCCACTTACTTCTTCAGTTAAAGATGCTGATCCTTCCCAAACAGTTACACACCTCTCAGTTTGTTCAGGATATGACGGGCTTGGGCTTGGACTCGCAAGAGTTTTCGGAGCAATCCAGCCGGTGGCTTATGTGGAGATCGAAGCCTTCGCCGTCGCTAACTTGGTTGCGAAGATGGAAACGCACCAAATGGCTCCAGCTCCTATCTGGACGGATGTTAAAGAGTTTCCATTCCAAGAGTTTTGTAACAAGGTGGACATCCTCTCTGCGGGATACCCATGTCAACCCTTTAGCACTAATGGAAAGCGCAGGGGAAAAGCGGACGGGAGAGCTTTGTGGCGGCACATCGCAAATGGAATTTGGGTTTGCAGACCATCCGTTGTGTTCCTTGAAAACGTCGAAGGACATATCACCCTCGGACTTAGAGAAGTCCTTGAGGACCTGGCAGAGCTTGGTTACAAAACGGCGTGGGGAATATTTTCAGCGGCTGAAGTCGGGGCACCACACAGAAGGAAAAGAGTCTTCATATTGGCCTACGCCAACGACAGCAGAAGCGATGAAAATATCAAACAATCCAAACTATGGGCAGCTAGGATTAAGCAATCATCCCCAGATCCACGGGTTTGCGGTGGACAGAGAGAAGCTGCACAAGGACAGAAAGGGGGGTTTAAAAGCGAAATGTTCCCAGCAACCCCAGAAGGAGAACCGAGAGAGTGGGAAGTGCCGAGGACAGTTGAGCGTAGAGTTCGTGGAGCAGCTCATGGGGGTGACTGTAGGGTGGACAGACTTCTCATGCTGGGAAACGGAGTCGTCCCTGCCCAAGCAGAACACGCATTTAGAACATTAGCAGAGGAACTATGGGGACAATCGACAAGTCAACCAACGAGCTGATTGATGGGTGGAACAGTTTAGCGCAGGCCGCTGTTCGCTTTGGCTTGCTCAAGAAGGCCCATGATGATGGCGAGGACATAGACCCTGAAGCATTTAATTTTAGTGAGAAAGAATTAGTAACCAGCGCAAGAGTGTTTGCAATGCTTTGCGATGTTTACATTACAGAAGAACCAAAAAACGAAAGGAAAAGATAAGAGATGGCAAATAAACATCTAACCACACCAAAGGGCACAGCCGTATGGCCGCGCCTCACCGAGCCCGACACCAAGTTTAACAGTGCCGGGGTATATAGCGCAAAGATTCACGTTAGTGAGAAGGACTTTAAAGTCTTTGACACCAAGGTGAGAGAAATCTACGAGGCATACCATGCCGCCGTGGAGAAAGAGACGGGCAAGAAGCATGGCGAGAGCGAGGGCTACCCTTGCAGGATTACCAAGGAAGGTGATTATGAAATCTACGCCAAGCAAGTTGCAAAGAAGCTGACTGAGGGAGGACTCCTGGAGTTCTCTGTTGCTCTGTTTGATTCAAAGGGATCTAAGATTGATGACAAGCCCAACGTGGGCAGCGGGTCTATCTTGCGTCTTTCTGTTGAGCCTGTTTGCTGGGCGATGAATCAGAAGGGCACAGGCTTGGTCACTGGTATTTCGTTGCGACTCAAGGCAGCACAGATTATCCAGCTCAAGGAGTTTGGTGGTGGTGAAGGCTTTGGCTTTGACGACGAAGGCGACGGCTTTGTGAGCGAAACCTTTGAAGGCCAGTTTGAACAAGAAGAGGAAAACCAAAAAGGCGGCATACCGTTCTAAGTTTGAGAAGAGGATTGCCCTAGCCCTTTCGGGGGCTGGGGTGTCCTTTGCTTACGAGGACGAGCGGTTGAAATACACCAAGCTGTGCTACTACACGCCTGACTTCATCCTTGGTAATGGGGTGATGCTAGAGGTGAAGGGTTTCTGGCGACCATCAGACAGGACAAAACACCTGTTGGTCAGAAGGGACAACCCTGAGATAGACATTCGCTTTGTGTTTCAGCGGGCTAAGAACAAACTAAATAAACAAAGCAAGACCACCTACGGAGACTGGTGCGACAAGCACGGATTCCTGTGGTGCGAAAGAGAGATTCCTAAATCGTGGCTACATTAGAAGCTGCCCTCATTCACCAACCGTGCGCTGATTGCGGTAGTAGTGATGGCATGACAATAAACAATGATGGGTCTACCAAGTGTTACTCTTGTGGACAGTGGACACCAGCGCCGAGTGTTGTTCAACCTGAGAAGGGGACTCCTTCATCTAAGCCTAAGCAGGTGAACGAGTTTATTACAGGAGAGTATCAGGCCCTCCCGCACAGGCACCTACATGAAGATACCTGCAAGAAGTTTGGGTATCAGGTTGGAGAGCTTGGAGGAAACCTGTGTCACATAGCTAACTACTATAACCTGGATGGTAAGCAGATTGCCCAGAAGTATAGATTTGAGGGTAAGAAGTTCAGATGCAGTGGAACTCCCGATCATTTTTTTGGGCAGCACTTGTGGCCTAACGGGGGAAACAAACTGATCATAACAGAGGGGGAAATTGATTGCCTATCTGTTTCGCAAACTAACGGAAACAAGTGGCCTGTGGTTTCCCTTCCTTCTGGTGTGCAGAGCGCCAAGACAATCATCAAGAAACATATGGATTGGTTGTCTCGCTTTCAAGAGGTGATCCTTATGTTTGATGAGGATGAAGTTGGTAGGAAAGCCGCAAAGGAAGTTGCCCATCTACTACCTGCTGGGCGCGGAAAGATAGCAAGGCTCCCGCTAAAGGACCCAAGTGAGTTGCTTATTGCTGGGCGCGGGGAGGAGATAACAAAGGCCATGTGGGATGCTCAAGTGTGGCGGCCTGATGACATTGTCGCGGGCACTGAATTACTTGAGCGCCTTACTAATCCAAAGACTTACGAGTCTACACCATACCCTTTTCTTGGTCTTAACACATTGACCAGAGGGTTACGCAAAGGAGAGATTGTTACCTTCTGTGCTGGTAGTGGTATTGGTAAGAGCCAAGTGTGTAAGGTGATCGCGCATCACTTGCTTACTACCACCGAAAAGAAAGTTGGCTACATTGCGCTAGAGGAATCAATTGAGAGAACCGGCTTGTCTCTTGTGGGGATAGAGATGAGCCAACAGCTTCACCTGCAGGAAGACTTCAAGGTCACGGATGAATTCCATGAGGCGTTTAAGTCTACTGTTGGTAGTAACAGGCTGTTTCTTTACGACCACTTTGGAAGTCTTGATAGCGACAACCTGCTGTCTCACATCCGGTTTCTTGCGCTTGCTCTGGATACGGAAGTCATCGTTCTTGACCACTTGAGTATTGTTGTGAGTGGTATGGGGGACGGTGATGAGAGACGCATGATAGATAACACCATGACCAAGCTTAGGTCACTGGTGGAGGAAACAAACATAGCCCTTATTTTGGTGAGTCATCTAAAGCGTCCTGAAGGTAGAGGACATGAGGAAGGGGCAACAACATCACTGGCTCAACTGCGTGGCTCTGCTGGGATTGCCCAGCTTAGTGACATGGTTATAGGGCTGGAAAGAAACCAGCAGGATGCGGAGGAGCGAAACAAGACGCAGCTACGTGTGCTGAAGAACAGATTCAGTGGGCAGACAGGCATAGCTTGTGCCCTTAACTTTGATATAGACACGGGGCTTCTGACGGAAGACATAGAGAATGAATTCAACAACGAGACTACAACTGAAAACAGTGAAAACAGCATTTTTTGATATTGAGACAGAAGCCATTGAGAACTGGGAAACTCTTGATGGTTTACAGAAGATCCACTGCTTGGTCATTATTGATTACGCAGAGAAGGTTCACAGGTTTAGAGCGGACAACATCAAGGATGGGCTGGCGATGCTCAGTGACCATGAATACGTCATTGGTCATAATGCCATTAACTTTGACGGGCCTGTTCTCAAGAAGCTCTATGGGTGGGAGCATCACTCACTGTATGACACGCTTGTATTGTCCAGGGTTTCTTACCCAGACTTGAAGACTGATGACTTTAAGCGGGCTGAGTTCCCAAAGAATTTGATTGGCAGTCACTCGCTGAAGGCTTGGGGTGTTCGTATTGGAGTTCTAAAGGATGAGCATGGGGAGACGGAAGATTGGAGCGAGTGGAGCCAAGAGATGGAAGACTACTGTGTTCAGGATGTGAAGGTTACTGCTTCTCTCTTTCACCACCTGATTGCTAAGAAGAAATATACACACCAGTCACTCATGCTTGAGACTTCCTTTGCGAGAGCGATGAGAAAACAAACAGAGACTGGCTTTCCGTTCGACAAGGAGGCGGCAGAGGAACTGATCAAGAACTTGATGGTCAGGAGAACTAAGATTGAGCAGGAACTTCAGGAAGTCTTTGAGCCTACCGTGACTGAGATGAAGAGTTGTTGGTGGGTTGCTGATGGCAAGCAGTATACCAGCAAGAAGGCTGCTGTAGCTGCTGGGCACACAGCCAAGGACGTTGAGAGGGGGCCAAAGAAAACCAAAGAGACCCCATTTAATCCTGCCTCAAGAGATCAGATTGCAGAGCGCTTGATGTCCGCTGGCTGGGAGCCACAGGCGTTTGAAGGGAAGCGCCCCGCTATTAACGAAGCTGTTCTTAGGGAGATAGACACACCCCAGTCTCTAAAGCTATTGGAATACCTGCTAGTAAGTAAGCGGCTTGGGCAGATTGCTGAAGGGAACCAAGCATGGCTCAAGGTGGAGCACAACGGAAGGATTCATGGTGGGGTCAACCCTATTGGAACGGTTAGCGGAAGGTGCAGCCACACCCACCCCAACATGGCACAGGTTCCTGCGGTCAGGGCTGAGTATGGTAAGGAGTGCCGTGCTTTGTTTACAGCTCCCAAGGGCAAGGTGCTTGTA